GGATTGAATAATGGCACAAGAAACATTCGCTCTCGCAATTCCTTTTGATACCCTCAGCGGTACGCAAAAGTTACCAGCCTATCTCAATCCCTCCAGCCCTGATTATGGTGGCATCACCATTGTCAGCGGTGTGGCTAACTTCTCGGTCGGTGTGTCTGACATCTCGTCAAGTCTCCCAAAACAAAAAGCGGTGCAAAAGCCGTTTAGCTTTTGCACCGCATGGTAGTCACCAGGGGGTGATATTCAATTGTGGTTATTATATGGTGTTATTCAACACCCTGTCAATTATCTTTGCTTTAACGGTATCGTGTGGTCATTGCGTCCGTATAGCTCCTGGTCACAGAAGCGTACCAGGGCAATGGCTTGCCGCCGTTGAAATTCCAAATCCCGCCGCCGCTCATCTGAGATTGACGGCCGTTCAACGCGGTATTCAATTTGTACGGGCAGGGTGCTAATGTAATCAGTCATTGGCTAGTAGTTCCTTCAGTGTAGATTCACGGCGCATAATGCCATAAATATCATCCTCGTAAATGTTTGTAATCTTACTCAGGTCAAACTTCCCCGCCGCCCATGCCTCATACCTGCCCTTGCCCATCATACTACGCTGCACGCTTTCGGGTTGGCTGTTGAACCATTGCTCACCAGCATCTTGAGCAAATGGAGGCGGGAAACCCTTAACGCCAGGCACCATAGCACAACGGCCGTTATGATGGTCATTCAGTGTTTCGGTTAACGGGTAAAACTTGCCGTGTTGGTAAATGCACGATAGACACGTGCCGCTGTCTAGTTTGGCGTGCCAGTACCAGCCGGTCACGATGTCGCTATTCGCCGCGAACTGTGCGCGGTTCGCTTCACGGTATGCCCATAGTTGCGCGGTCCGGACCAGCCGCATAGCGTTGGTCAATCCCATGCCGTAAGCGTTGACAACCTGCCGGGCAATCTCGCGTGGATTCTTGCCAATGCCCACGCCCTCGATTATCGTTTGTGACACCTGTTCGGCTGTAAATGGGGCAAGCTCCTGAATCCGTTTGTATAGTGGCGAATTGGGGGAAAGAAAGGCGAGTAGCGTTTCTATTGCCTCGCGTGGCAGGTAGGCAAAGCGGGCGGCTATGCTACCGTTCCCCGCTATGATGGTGCTAAGCAATTGCCCGGCGTGCTGACTGCCCACGTCAATACCAGCACCGACGGCCGTATTTAATTCGACGGTCAAATAGCCGGTATACTTTTGTAGCTCCTGTTGGGTTTGCTCCATTAAAATCTGGTAGCGCGACAGCCTTGTTAGCTGCCCTTTTGTTACCGTTCCTTCCTGCTCTAATTGCAATACCAACGCCTCAAGCTCACGTTCTAAACGTTTGGCAATGACCGTATAGGCACGGGCGACACGCTCTAACGTCTGCGCGTCTACTGCCTCAATCTGGCGGCGTTGCTGTTCGACGGTTTGCAGAATGGGGGAATCAGGCACTATGCCCCACCTTGATTAAAAAACGAGCGGATAGCCAATGCCCCCACATTCTCCTGTGCTGCCTGCTCCTCTTCCATACGTTCCATTTCTTGCCGCCAATCCCGCCCCATTTCCCCGCTTGCCGTGCGTTTGCTCACCAGCCCGGCTGCCAACTCGCCGTTTAACGCTTCGATGTCATCCTTCTTGTTGCGTGGTAGGGTGTCACTCCAAACGTTAGCCACTGGTAGTTGGTCAATATTTGCCAATGCCAACAGACGGCCGTTGGTCTGCTCTAATGCCTCGCCAAATAGTGCCCGCTTGGTGTCACGTTTGGCGATTGCATCCATAAAGAGAACGCGCAACCCAAAGTTGGTTAACGCGCCTAACTTGTCTGCCATGCTGCTGATGTCTACCGTTCGACTAATGTCGAACAAGGACTGTCGCAAATCCATCAGGTAACGTTCGCTGCTGGCCAGGTCGGATTGCATCTCAAGGTTTTGTATAAGTCCATTGTCACCATGAACGGTAATCATCTCATCGCCGCCCCAGGAGGCCGTTGGACCAAGGTTAATGTTCCGCCCCCAGGTCTTTGGGTGTGCATGGTAGCGAATGATTTTGCTAATGTTGCCACTTACGAAGTTGGCCCGGTCTTGCAATGGTAGCGTGTCCTCCACGTCACTACGGCCGTAGACATCCAACGCGGGCAGGTTTTGCCAATGGGCGATAGGGGGAAATGGGTACGGCCACGGGATAGCATCCACCATAGACCATTGCCAGCTTGTAGACTTGCGGTTCTCCCAATACTCTATCATCCAAGTCTGCCCCTCACGTCTGGTTACTTCCTTTTTGGCAATCGTATCTTGCCCCTCCTTGACGTTGTACCGCATGGTGTAAGAGGCAACTACGTCCATATCATCGGGCATTGTCTCAACTGACATCCACCGACTGTCAAGGGCAATCAAGCGGGGCAGCTGCCCATCACCACGCGGTACTATCTTCAGGTAGCCCGTGCCAACGAGTGACGCGCTCAGACAGGCACGATGCAATAGAATATCCCGCCGGTTTGCATCCCAAACAGCGTCAAGGTATAGCTGTTGTGGGCTTTCATCGTCGCCGTCAACGTCAAAGCGAACGCCGTCGCCTAGCAAGAGGGAGAGCGAGCGGTCAACAACCAGGCTGGTGTAGTTAATTATTATGTTGTCATTAGCCTGTAGTGGCTTTATGGCTATCTGTTGCGCCTGGTTGCCCTGGTAATACTCGTGACTCATCTGGCTTTTGACAAGCTTCTGTACATAATCCATGTCCAAAGTTTCATTGATGAGTAGCCAACTGGATAGCCGTCTGCGAATGTCATCTATTATGCTCATAATTTCCTCTAGTTATAAAACGGGTTTGGGATAGTGGTTATCTTGTTTGTCTCATCCTCATACGCATAACGCAATGTGTCAATGATATGGTTAATCTTATCTATCGGCACGCGCATCGTATTGCCGTCTTTGTCTTTCTTCCACTGGTACTGTTGAAATTCATTGCGGGTATGGATGCAAGAACGGTCTATGATGATACGTTGCTGCTGCAGCCATTGTATGCCGTAGTTCACGCTGTCCTTGCCTTTCCTTGCCCCAATAACAGCCAGCCCTTCATTAGCCAATTCTTGGATGCTCTTAGGTTCTGCACTATCACAAACGATATAACAGCCAGGGTCAATATCCTTGACGGCCGTGGCCAGCATGTCATTCGTCAAGCCCCGCTCATACAATTCCCTAAACACGTAGATGGTCTTTTTTGCCTGGTCGTAATGAGACACGGATAACGCCGCCGGGTCACTACTAAACCCAAAGTCTAGCCCCGCCCGTCTGTTTGTAAAATGGTCAGTCATCCCGCTAAGGTCGGCTACTTCCCAATTCGTGAAGATGACATCCCCCAGCGTTCCCCAATTCCCAAAGGTGTAGACGTTGCGATAGTATTCGTCCCTCTCGTTTTCAAGGTCTGCGCGGTCAGCCGCTGTCAAGAATTGATTATGAATGTACCAGGTCTTTAATACTGACAGATTGCCGTCATTGTGCGCGGTCTGATCATCTGCCCACGCTAACGGGGCAAAGTAGGTTGTATAAATGTGGTGACTTTGGAGGATAGGATTGAATGATAGTGTTAGCCGTTTGGGTGTACGTTCATCACCGCCCCGCTGTCGTTTGTAAAGTTGCTTAATCGAATCCGCATCTGTCTCCGTCGCTTCTTCCACCCAGACATCCGTTATCACCCCTTTGGCAGGTGTAAGGCTCTTTAGCTTTTCGGTATCATCTAGCCCGCCGAATAGAATCTGATACCCATTTTGGCAGGTGATAACTAAATCGCTCTTGTTTATAGTGAACAGGTGCAGCAGCCGCCAACGGCTAATGACCTTGACGACCTCGGCAAAAACCGAATGGCGTAACGTTCGAGCAACCTCCCGACAGATGAGGTAATTACGGCCGCCCGCCAAAATATCGTAGATGGTACGCTGTGCCAAGAACACTGACTTGCCCGAAGATGAGCCGCCGAAGAATATCTGAGTACGCGCCATGTTTGCCAGGTGTGGACGATAAACAGCGTTAAAGACGGCCGTGTCTATTTGTACGTCAATCATCACTATCTATCAGGGTAACGCGGATTGCCCCGCCGCCCTCACCGCTAAATTCTTGCCGTTGCAACGGCTTGCCTATATTGCGGTCAAGTATCTCAGTCGCAGCCGCTTGCGCTATTTTTTCGTCGTAGCTATCCATCCCCTTGACCTTGACCATAGCCGCCTTAGTCGCGTTTGCGGCGATAATCCCTAACGTTGCCAAGGCGATATTATTTATTGCAATCGCTATGGCATCATCTACAACCGACGGCCAATTGTAGACCGTATTGGGGCTGATACCCAAAGCGACGGCCGCTTCTTTCTTGGTTGGGTATTCTTGCATAGCGACAACGAATCGCCGCTGTGGTGGGGTCAATTGGCTCCAAACATCTGCAAACTGTTTAACGTCAGCACTTATGTCTTTCATAGGCTAATAATTTACGCCTGGGTTATGTTTTTCTATGGTATCCATTGCTTGCACCGTCACCTTCAGCACCCTTCCCCGCATTGCCAACAGCTTAGCCGCCTCGCCCATTTCATTCTCTGGGATATCGAACTGAACGCGCATCCCATCGCCGCCGGTTTTGATGCCCGTCATTATGGGAGGGATGGAAGCGGTAAAGGTTGCGATGTCCAGTTTCGCCATGCCGTTTATTGTAGCACTTTTGGCGGAAGGGTGTAAAGCGGGGTGATTATTACGAGGTGCTAATAAAAAAGCCCCGGCCTCACCAGCCGGGGCTGTGGGTTAGTCACTATCCCAGTTATAGGCTGGCAAATTTCCGGGGGTTAGCTTGCAATCATCTAGTATTCGCATCTGGAAATCGTTAACCCGCTCGAACGTTGTCCGGGAATCTTCCAGCGCACCGGGCAGGTTGTAAAAGTCTGGAGATTCAACCGCTGATACCAGTGCAGATAGTTGCTGGTTTGTGTAGCGCAGGGCTGCAATTAGCCGTTTTATGTCTGTGTCTTTTAATATGTATGTCATCTCATCTCCTTAAGCCCCGGCGGGTTAGGCCGGGGCTGATGTCAATCCCCACATGTACACACGCTCTGCGGCATGTGACATCGTGGGCACAAGCGCCTGTAAATCTTACGCCAGGTCATGATGACACCCCCTTGTTATTCAATGCCGCTGCCGCAACATCTCCTACTTGGCACAATGCTCTGGTAATCTCTACAATGGTGGCGTACCCCGTCGGCAACAAAACCTCGATTTTCTTTAACGCCGCCCGCAACCGTTCGTTTTCAGCTTGCAACCGCAGCACCTCCTCAGCTAATGCATACCCGTCCCTATTGTGCCGGTGATAGATATCCAGTACAGCTTGCGTGTCAATTGTTTTTATCATTAGTCATCCTCCGCAAATGCCCCGCTTGCCGACGGCATCGCGTCAAACGCCGCCGCCTGAGTTGCGGCTGTTGGTTGCTTGCGTTCTTCCAACCATTTCAGCAACTCCGCATTGTTATCGCGGTCATAAACAAAACCGGGCTGACCTTCCAACGCATTTTTGATGTGCTGTTCGCCATTGTAGTCAGTCAGGAGGAACGCCGCCCGATTGCAAAACTCATTCAGCGTCTTGGCGGCTAATGTTTCCTTTCGCCAATCCTTGCCGCCGTTGCCACTGGTAGCGGCTGGCTGTGGTTTTGGTTGCGCCGGTTTAGGCTGTGCCTTGACCGGTTCGGGGGCTGGTGGCTCTGGCGTATGCTCAATTATTTCGCCGGGGATAATGTCCCCATCCTCATTGACCGTTGCGCCTAATTCCTCAGGCGTATAAACAGGAGCGCCGCCAAAAGCGTTCGGGCAGTACCACTTTACCCCATTGCTTATAGCACGGGCAAACAGCATATTGCGGGGGAATTTGCTCAAATTCTGCGTACCTGCCCGCCTTGCATCGTCGGCCGTGAAACGCGAACGGCCGACCTCTTGCCCACGTTCGAAGAAAATAATCTCGCAGGCGGTGTCAGTCATTTCAGCCACCCGGTAATCATACCGACCGTTACCCTTAACCGCCGCTGCCATAAGATTCGCTCCTACGGCTGGCTTCCCCTGAATAATATGAATCCCCGTCATGCTGGCAAATGGGCCGAACCCAAGTTCTTGCCCAGCAAGTATTTTCACTACCGCTTGCGCTGCACTTTTGCTATCTGAGAAGAAACCGCTCTGGCTCATCACCTGCCCGATTTGCATCACGTCGGCTAATGACATTGCCGGTTTGCTCACTACCAATTCGTTACTCATCGTCAATCTCCAAAGGCTACCGGCTCGTGTCCGGTAGCCACATCAAACCGCTAAAACTTGACCGCCGCGTTTGCGTAGTCGAATCCAACCACGCAGTAGCACAGATACCAGTAAGCCAAGTCTGGCTCACCGATAGAGCGTAGCCAGTAGTAGAGCATTTCCTGAGCCTGGGTCATGCTGGCCGCCCTGTTGCGTCTGCGATGGTTGCCGCGTCGTAAGCCGTCACGCCGTTACGGTCACCAATAGCCACAACCCGCTTGCTAGTCACATGATAGGCATCATCATTGTAAGCTACCCGAAAATCGTTCAAGTCCTTCAATGCTGCCTTTTCCTCCACGTTCCGTGCCTCGTTTTCCCAATTTGCCCACTCTGCGCGATTTGCCGCGTCAGCCCACCGGCGGAAAAGCTTATCGGCTATGGTTGCCGCTTCCACGTTTCCGCCAAACTCTTCGACATGATGGACGCGGGGGGCATCATAATACGGATACAATTCAAGTGCTGCGATAAGTTCAATTCGGTCTGTGTTCATGTCTCATCTCCTTGTCTGGTTGCCCCGCCTGTCTAGCAGGACGGGGATGCTGGTTGCTAATACATCTCGCTAGAATACCGTGTGCTGCGTACCGGCTCACTCATATACTCATCATTGCATTCTGCGCACCGGTCATTGTTCACGACGGGCTGGTCGTTATTGCAAAACGGGCAGGTTGTCACCGCTGCCGGTTCATTACTTACTGATACAAATTCACCGCTCATTTCGTACCAACCTACTGACCATTGCGTTTGTTTCATTTCAGATCTCCTTTTGTTGCCCTGTGGCCGTTCGTTGCTAATAAAGATATTATACATACTTATCAGGTATGTTACAAGTAGTTTAGTGACCGGTTTTCAAAATAAACCTTAAAACTTTTAGGAGGGTGAAGATTATGATTCCTTGTTGCCCCTATATGCTTTTTTAGCTTCGCTGAAAGCGTCCATAACCAATTCGTCATTGCTGCTTATGCGTTTGATTCTTTTGTGCCATTCCGCAAGGGAATAGTTCTCGACTTCAGGTGATGATTTTCCATCGCTCACCACATCCCCTGCCAGGTCGCCAATTGGGTTATCTTTGCCCATCTGCGTCTTGCACCATTCAAAAAACATCACTTTTTTCATTTTCCTACTCCTTCAAATTTTCCAAAAAATCAGACCTATTTTTCGCCCATTTCCATCATTTTTCGCTATTTT